GGCGTTTAGAGGCTAAATTTGAAAAAATAGAGCCAGCTAAACCGAGCGTAAGAGAACCTGTTGCGAAGAAGTCTAATGCTCCGGCACCGATTAACCCATTGAAAGCCGGTGGGAATCCTAGCGATATTGCTTTGGATTCTGACCGTAAGTTTCATGGCACCTACCAGCAATGGAAAGCTGCAAGGGCCTCTGGGAAGATTAGATGACGGGTAACTTTAAAATTAATTTGGAGAATTACCATGGCAAATAACTTGCTAACCATCTCCATGATCACCAACGAGGCGTTGATGGTCTTGGAAAACAGTTTGACCTTTACTGGTCGTGTAGACCGTAACTATGATGACCAGTTTGCGGTTGTCGGTGCAAAGATTGGTAACACAGTCAATGTCCGCCGCCCAGGTCGTTTTATCGGTACAACCGGCCCAGCGCTAAATGTTGAGGACTTTAACGAGACTTCATCCCCAGTAACCCTTAGTACCCAGTTCCATGTGGACACACAATTTACGACTCAAGACTTGTCTTTGTCGTTAGATATGTTCTCGGACCGTGTACTAAAACCAGCTATTGCAGCAATCGCCAACAAAATTGACTTTGACGGCACCACAATGGCAGTAGACAACACCGCTAATACCGTTGGTACAGCTGGTGTAGTTCCATCTGACATCGCAACATTCTTAACCGCCCAGGCATTCTTGGATGGTGAAGGCGCTCCCCGTGACGGTAAGCGTTCTTGCGTTGTTGACCCATTCACCGGCGCTAGTATTGTTGGCTCCTTAAAGGGTTTATTCAACCCACAAGGTTCCATCGCTGGCCAGTATGAAAAGGGAATGATGGGTCGCGACACCATTGGTATGAACTGGTATATGGACCAAAACATCGTGTCCCATACTTATGGTTCTTACGCAACGGCCACAATGACTACGAATACCTCAACATTTACAGGTTCGTTGACAACTGGTTGGGCTCAGACTTCATCCATCACCATCTCTGCTGTTACCGCTAATGCCGTATTAAAGCAAGGCGATACCATTCAGATTGCTGGTGTGTTTGCAGTTAACCCACAGAATCGCCAGCCCTACGGTGGTAATGTATTGCGTAACTTTGTAGTAACTGCCGATGTGACCATTACTTCCGGCGGTTCAGCAACTGTCATCGTCAGCCCTGCAATTATTACTGCTGGTCAGTTCCAAAATGTAACCGTGGCAACCACATCTGCAACTGCAGCTGTAACACCATTTAACAAAACTGGTATTGTCAGTCCGCAGAACTTGGTATTCCATCGCAATGCGTTTACCTTGGCTACTGCTGACCTCCAATTGCCAGACGGTGTACATTTTGCAGGCCGTGCAAGCGATAAGGACAATGGTTTGTCAATTCGTGTGGTGCGTCAATACACCATTAATAACGACTCCATCCCAACCCGTTTAGATGTCTTATACGGCTGGGCTCCGCTTTACCCTGAACTCGCCTGCCGCGTAGCAGCTTAATAGGAAAGGAACTTATCATGGCAAACCCAGGACCAGCAACTACCCAATCAACCAATTACCTGTTTAACGGTGACTCAACAGACGGCGTACAAATCGCCGGTGCCGCAGCAGACAAATTGGCGTTTCATGGCTCAACCCCTGTTATTCAAGCAGCTGCAATTACAAACCTTGGCACTAGCGCCACAGGTACGGAAATTGCAACTGCTGTGAATGCAATTTTGGTTGCGTTGCGTAACAAAGGGCTCATTGCGACTTAATCCCGCATGAGACCTGAAAAGGCCATTCTCCAAAAGAGGTGGCCTTTTTTTTGTTTTTATGGTGTAAAAACCTAAAAACATAGGATAATTTAAACATCTCTATTACGAGGATAATCATGGACTCTTTAAAGATTCTTTCCCCAACTTATCGGTTGGACCTTACTAGTTCCGCGTCATCTGCTCTGCAACTAATCCCAGATACGCCAACCTTGGCATTTCGTGTGGCTATCCTAAATACTGGAACGGGTACTGCAGCCATCACTTTTGGCACAACTGACTCCAATATGGCAACCCCAGCAATTGCAGCATCTGGCAGCAGCGGGTCTTATGTTCTGGCTCCTGGTATGTTTTTGCCAGTCATTATTGATTGCCCTCGGCCAAACTTTTTTATCAAGGGCATTTCGTCAGGCACAAACTCGCTATATTTGACATTAGTGGCAAACGAATAAGGTATTTACCATGTCCAACGACACCGCAAAGACTATAACAACCAATATAGTGCCGGTCCAAGGGACTTTTGAGCCCTTACCGCCATATGAGTGTATTAACCTGATTGGACCTGCTGGGACACCGTTTTTTGCCCCTACAAACCCCGATTTAGACGGGGTGGCCATTACCAATAGCACCATTAATTCCTCAGTAATTGGAGGAACTACACCCGCTGCCGGCACTTTTACCAATGTTGCGACCACAACGGGAACGATTACATCGCCACCAAGCGGCCCTACATCAATTGTTAACCAGGCGTATGTTGATGCAGTAGCGCAAGGACTTGCATTTAAGCAGCCTGCTGATTACACAACCACAGGTAACATTACCCTTTCTGGTTTAACAACTCAAGCTGGCGGAGATTGGGCATCGACCCTTACTGCCGGTGAACGAATCTTAGTTAAAGATCAATCAACACAGTCGCAAAATGGAATTTATGTTGCGGCAAGCGGCGCATGGTCTAGGTCAACTGACGCAAATACTTGGGATGAACTGGTATCGGCTTATCTATTTGTGACATCTGGAACACTTTTAAGTGGTTCAGCTTGGGTAAACACAAACCAACAAGGCGGAACTCTTGGCGTAACCGCGGTTATTTTCGTGCAGTTTTCTAACAATGCCCTTTACACGGCGGGAACTGGCCTAACTTTATCTGGTTTTCAGTTTTTAATTACTAATACTGGCGTATCAGCTGCAACTTATGGTTCGGGCAGTACGGTTCCAGCAATTGCAGTAAACGCCCAAGGCCAGATTACAAGCGCAACTAATACAAGTATTGCTATAGCAGGCAGCCAGGTTACAAGCGGAACGATTGACTCTGCGCGTTTAAGTGGTTCATATTCGGGTATTACCGGTGTTGGCACATTAACAGACCTTACAGTCTCCAATGTTATTACTGGATCAATTTCGGGTAACGCAGCCACCGCAACAACTGCGGGTAGTGCAACTACGGCCACCACGGCTACCAATCTTGCAGGCGGAGCAACTGGCTCTATTCCTTATCAAAGCGGCGCGGGCGCAACAACATTTTTAGCTGCTGGCACTAACGGCCAGGTCTTAACTTTGGCTGGCGGCGTACCAACATACGCGACGCCAACCACGGGAACGGTCACCTCAGTTGGTACTGCTGGAACTGTCAACGGATTAACCCTTACTGGCGGACCAATTACTGGCTCTGGAACGGTTACTTTAGGCGGCACATTAGACTTATCCGCGCCCCCAACCATTGGCAATACAACGCCAAATACAGGTAGATTTACTACTCTGACAGTCGATGACAACTCAACTTTTGGAACTAGCAATAGCGATACCGTTACTTTTAATGCTCGGATTAACTCAGATTTTGATCCAGCAACAGACAATGCTTACGATTTAGGTCGAACAGGCCACGAATGGCGCAATTTGTACATTGATGGAACTGCTAATATTGACAGTTTAATTGCCGATACCGCGGATATTAATGCGGGAACCATTGACAATACATCTATTGGTGCAACGACTGCAGCTGCGGCCAAAGTGACAACCTTAGACATTTCTAGTACCCTGGCTCTTGCTGGATCAACAGGAACAGCTGGTTATGTATTGACTTCCAATGGCGCATCGGCTCCAACTTGGAACGCAAATGCTAATGGTGTAACCATTACCGATGACACTACGACCAACGCAACGCGATACATTACATTTAGCGAATTGACCGCTGGAACAGAAACAACTTTAGATGTTTCATCAACAAAACTTCAATTTAATCCATCAACAGGCAATTTAACATCAACAGTTTTAACATCAACTAACGATGCAACTATCTCAGGTCTTACTGTTGGTAAGGGTGCTGGTGCTGTATCAACCAATGTAGCTGTTGGTGCTAGTGCTTTGGCTGGAAATAGTGTGGGAAGTAATAATACGGCATTAGGCGGTAGTGCTTTGGCGGCTAACACAGTAAGTCGTAATACTGCAATAGGTTATGTTGCTGGTGCGGCTACTACAACTGGACATATTACCGCAGTCGGTGCTTATGCTTTGACTTCAAATACTACTGGTAATTCTAATGTTGCAGTAGGTGGAAATAATGAATCAACAAGTGCGGCATTACAAAATAATACTACTGGAAATAACAATACTGCTGTTGGTGTAGCAGCACTTCAAGCCAACACCACCGCATCAGACAACACCGCAGTAGGTTATCTATCTTTGCTTGCCAATACAACAGGGTCAAGCAATACTGCGATTGGCGACCAAGCCTTGTATTCAAACACCACCGCATCTAATAACACAGCCGTAGGTTATCAAGCTGCATACGCAAATACTACTGGTGTAGGTATATCAGCTTTCGGTACATCCGCATTAGCCGCTAATACGACAGGCTATGGAAATTGTGCTTTTGGTCAATCTGCTTTAACTGCAAACACGACTGGTATTAACAACCTTGCACTCGGTGGAACTAACGCAGTAGATAGTGGACCAGCATTAAACGCAAATACCACAGGTTCAAACAATGTGGCAGTCGGTAATGCGGCATTAGTTAATAACACCACAGGTAGTCAGAATGTGGCTATTGGAAGGCAAACACTTGCATCAAATGGTACTGCATCAGACAACACCGCAGTAGGCTACCAAGCTGGATATAGTAATACAACTGGTAGCTACAATACTGCCATTGGTAATCAAAGTCTCTACTCAAACACTACAGGCTCTTACAGCACGGTCGTAGGTTATCAAGCTGCTTATCCAAACACAACAGGACAGCTTACTGCTGTTGGTGCATTAGCATTGAGAAGTAACACTACAGGCACAGCCAATGATGCTTTTGGTGTAAATACGCTTAATTCAAATACGACAGGCTCTTACAATGTGGCATTAGGTGATTCATCTTTACAGTTAAACACCACCGCATCTAACCACACAGCAATGGGTTATCAAGCGCTTTACGCTAATACTACTGGTGCTAATAATACTGCTTTAGGTTATGGTTCTTTAAACGCAAACACCACCGCCTCTAACAACACAGCAGTAGGTTATCAAGCTGGGTATGCTCTTACAACTGGTGGAAATAATACTTGTATTGGTCTTTCTGCTGGATACGGAACACCTGTAGGCGGAGCAGATATAACTACTGGTGGAAATAATATTTATATTGGGGGTTATTCTTCACCATCGGCTAGTGCTAATTCATCAGAAATTGTTATTGGGTATAACTCTGTTGGAAAAGGTACTGGCACAGGGTTTATGAACGCTGGTGGTGGTGGCAATTATGCTGGAAATAACTCTGCATCTTGGTCAACAACATCAGATAAACGAGTAAAGAAAAATATTGTAAATAACAATATCGGTCTTGAAAAAATTATGCAAATTCAAGTGCGTAATTTTGAATATCGTAAACCAGAAGAAATTACTGAATTACCACAAGAATTAGCAATTCAAAAAGAGGGCGTGCAACTTGGGGTAATTGCACAAGAACTTCAAGAGGTTATACCTAATT